ACTTGGAGCGCAGTTTCTAAGAAACCAAAATTATTTGGATTATTTGTTCCTATACCAACGTTTTGACTAGTATCAATCGTTATGGCTGTTATATCAGCAGTCTCAAAAGATAAATTTTTACTAGCTATTGTGCCGACCTGTAAACCATCAGTATCATCATATCTAATAAGAGCGCTATTACTTCCTTGTCTTAGTCTTATAGCAGCGCCGACAGTAGCATGATGAATATCTAATGTTGTCTTACTCCCGTTTTGATTAACGCTTACTGTCCCAATACCGCAACTCCCACCGTTCATGCATAGCAGAGTTTCCCCAGCATCATCTATTGACAATCTGGTGTTTAGAGTGCCTCCCTCTGAAGAAGCTTCTTGTAATAGGAATCGAGCAGAAGAATCGATAGTTTGAGTCCAAACTTGACCATTTGATGCTCTACTTATCCTAAAGGTCGGGGCGTTAGAAGCTGCATAAACATGTAGATTAGAATTTGGACCAGTTGTTCCTATACCAACGTTGCCATTATGAGCTACACTAAGTCCTTCTGTAAGAGTAGTGCCTCCATTGCTAGTTGTTAGAAAACCAAGACGCGCATCTGATCCTGACGGCCCTGCAAAGGATCTTATTGCGGAATGAGGACCGTTTCCACCTGCTCCAATTTCCCATGCAATACCTAAATAATCATTAACACTGTCTGCACCTGATTTTAAATATAGAATGTCCTCACTATTAATTGTTGAACTTGTTACAGAAAGTTTTGAATCTGGATTAGTTGTCCCTATGCCAACTTTGCCGTCAGAAGTAATCCTTACTCGCTCATACATCGTGCCAGCGTCCTCTTTTGTTTCAAAAGATAGATGTGCAGATGGATTAGCTCCTCCATGATTAGAATAAATAGCTGTTATTCTAGCAGCATCCAATATATTCCCACCAGAATTAGCAGAAGGTGTTTGGAATGATATCCTATTGAAATTGTTTGAGGTTTGATTAACGTTCTGCAGAACCAAATCTCCAGTCGCTGTCCCAGCATCACTAGAAGTATAAGTCGATGCTGAATCTTTCGTTATCGTAAGTTGAGATGACGGACTTGTTGTTCCTATACCAACACTTCCTGCGACAGTAAAATTATCTGCTCCTGGATCTGTTGTAGGGTATTCTCCTATTGCTACGCCGCGAGAAGCATATACAGACATTGCTCCATTGGCCCCAGCGGATAAACGTAACCCGTGGGCTGGGCTTCCTCCCGCCTGAACCCATGCAGCGTTATTATTTGCTCCTATAGCAGCGTAATATGATCCGTTATAAGCCCTAATCGGTGAGGTGCTACTAGAGTCTGCTACATGCAGTTTCGCTGCTGGACCAGCTGTTCCTATACCAACGTTACCTGCTTGGGTAATAACAAATTCTGCACTAGTATCTACACCATAATTAACATTACTAATACCAAAATACTCTCCACCAGAATTATCTATCCCTAAAGACCAAGCATTTCCTCCCGCTAATAATCTTAACCCAGCATCACCAGCACCATCTTGTTGGATAGTTAGCTGCGGAAGAGTATCTGTCCCATTAGAATATAAATTTAATTGAGTAGAAGGACTAGTTGTTCCTATACCAACCTTATCACTAAACAACCCAGTGACTCCAGATATATACGGACCTGTAGAGATAATGGAGGTTGTTGTTTCATTCCCGCGAGTAGTAACAGTCTGTAACGTATCAACTTCTGGAGGGTTGATCTCTCCCGTAAGAACAGGAACACCGCTAACGAATAGACCTTCTCCGAACATTCCACTAGTCGGGACATAAACGCCACCAGAGAAGTCTAAAGTAGCGGTATGCGCTCCGCTTGATATAGAGTCTTCATCTCGTCCATCAGAAAACACTGCTGCTCCTGTATCATAAATTCCAACCTTAGAACGTCTTCCAAAAGCGTAAGAGTAATTGGCGCTAGCTGTGTTTAAATGTCCACCTCCTATGAATGAGTGCGTTCCAGACGCTATGTTCTCTTGACCTCCAGCAATTATAGAATGTAAACCAAAAGTTTTATTGCCTTCTCCAGCACTAATTGCGGAAAACGCTCCACTAGTGATATTCTCTTCTCCTCCTCCTATAAAAGAGTAACTGCTTAAAATTTCATTGGAGTTTCCTCCTAGTAATACAGAGTTTAAACCAGTAATTAAATTATTCTCTCCTCCTAGTATGGCTGAGACAACAGCTTGAGAACCAGAAATTGTGTTTGAACTTCCTCCACCTATGAAATTTTTGTTGCCACTGGCTATTAAGTTATCTTTTCCTCCTCCTATAATAGAATAATCAGAATCTAATATATCGTTATTCTCTCCTCCTATGCTTGAAGAATATTCGCTACCCGTGATGTCAACTTGCGAACCACCCCCAATAAAGTTGAAGTCACCTCCTGATATATTATTAAGCGTTCCTCCAGCAATGGTATCGTAATCTCCGCTTACGTGATGACCTGATCCACCCAAGATTGCTGATCCTGTAGAAAAAATCGAGGCTCCTATACCCGCTATTATAGCTTTTTGTTCAGATTTAATTGAGTATCCATCACTTGTGGCTATCTCTACTTGGACAAAATTACCTGCTACAAAAAGTTTTTGGCTAGAACTTCCATTTGATCCTATTCCTACATTTTTATGGAAGTAGATATTTTGAGAAGGGTCAATTGCTAATGCTGAACCTCCCGCTGTATAAAGTTCAAAATTATTATTACTAGGGAAACCTAAATAAGTGTCAGTATCCCCATAATGAGTAAGATAATCATTAACTTTTATCCCTCCTGCTGTTACTTCTATACCTTGATCTGTAGTATTTCCATTTTCCGTTACTTCTTGTAGTGTATCTGCCGAACCTACTTGTGAATCTACATATCCTTTTGACGCAGCATCTGTTGAGGCTGAAGGGGTAGCGGGTATTGTTACTTGACTTGTAAATTTACCAGCTCCTGCGACATCTAATGCGACTGTTGGGCTTGTTGTTCCAATACCTATGTTATTTGTTGTAGTGTTACCTCTGTTGGTTACAGTTTGTAAAGTGTCTGGTTCTGTCCCTGCGTCTCCTGAAAGGAGATACATCTTACTCTCTGGTCCTGTTAATCGCCCACCGATCCCCGTTCCTAAAGCGTTTCCACTAACATTAAGATTACCACCGTTAGAGCTATCTCCTTCTAAGCCTCCTTCGATAGTGAAATCTCCGACCATAGATTGGTCTCCTTGGTTATAGAGATTTAAGTCTGGTCCTTCTACTATAGGCTCTATTGTAAATGGCCCTAGATTAAAGACTTCTTTTTCAAACTCAACACTACTTTCTACGGCTAATTTAAAGAATAATCCTGTGCCATCTTGTATCCCATTATCAGGGGTCAGTCTAATTGTTTGCCCCTCTTGTGAAAAGTCCAAAGGAAAACTACCTAAGAAATTACCGATATTTGAATCAAAGTTTTCTGTATCACTAGCCCAAATGTTTAGATTTGAATATTCGGTAAATGTGGGGTCTTCATTAAAAGCTAAACTTAATTCAATAAAGCCTGTAGATCCAGATGTATTAACAGGTTGATTATTAAAGTATTTTATAGCATCCGCTCTATCAGCGGCAGAAGTTATACTTCCAGTATCTGGGGGTGAATGATTAGAAAGGTTTTCATTTAATACTGTTTCCCCAGAAGCCTGAACTAGAATATTATCGAATGTCGTTGTATTTCCATACAAATAGAATTCTCCAGTAGATGTGAGTCCATTCTTATTTACAATTTCATTTCTAACTCCGAAGTTCCTTGTATAAGTCCCAAACACATCTATGTTTTGAGATCTAGAGAAAGTAAATGTGGAGTCCCCATTGTCTCTGTAATTTGGGAAGACCACATTAGAATCAACATCTAAGATGCTAATCACCTGTTTATCTATGAAGGGGTCTGCAGCTATTTGAGCTGCAGAAGTAAGTAATTCTCCATTTCTATTTAAGATATTAAATTGTAATGATACACTGTCTCCATTCTTATAAACTCCACTACCTGTTATAGTCTTTGTTAGATCGTCGAGATCGGGAGTAAATGAAGTCTCAAACTCATATATTTCGCGAGTGGTAAAACTTCCTTCGTAGTAACCACTGGTACTAATATCAGTGCTGGTGGTTCCTATCCCAATTTTTGTTGGCGCTGAATTGGTTCCTCCGATATAAGTAGCGTAAAAAGCTGAACCATATTCTTGGCCTTTTTTAGTGTAATAAACAGAACTATTACCCACACCAACATAAGGGCCATCCTCTGATCTTAAATCTCCGATAGGTGTAGAGCCTCCGATAACAGTAGCTGCCCCAGTATAAAGATCTGGTAGAGTTGCTCCTATAGATAAAGGCAAAGAGGTCGAGCCTTCATAAATGGCACTTATAAAACGGACATCAGTCCAACTATTAGAAACTGCGGTAGAATTTAAATAGCCTCCCGCTCCTGTAGCTCCAGTAGCGAAATCTCTTGCTTCTTTCGCGTATGAAAAAGCTGCTCCTGTTTTGGGTATTTCTAATACTGAATATCCTGTATAATTCATTATAAAATGGTTATTTTATTTAAAAATGATTTTGAATAAGTTAACGTCTCTTCATAAAGAACAAATATCCCCGTATCAATATACGCAGAATCATAATAAGCGTTTGTTTCTCCGTCTCGTCCCATATTCCCAAGAGCATTTACACTAACATTAAACACTCCGACTTGATCTAATCCAGAAAGACTAATATTTGTGGCATCAGTACTTTGTTGTAAAACTTGGCCATTAGGTAATGTAAGTCTTACTCCATAACCAGTTGCATTCGATACGTCTGTCCAATTACCCGTTATATTAAAGGTTTGATCTGTAGCATTTGGTATCCCAGTTACCACCTGTCCTACAAATTCTGGAGCGTCTAGAGTTTTGTAAGTCACACCATTTATTGTTTGTGCTACTTGATAGCTAAAAGTATTAGCTTTGTATTCGATACTGACATTATTATCGATTAAATTAAATTTACCTGTATCATACTTTGTGGCAGAGACTAAATATTCATTCGGGTTCTCCTCTTTCATTGAAAGAACTTTGTAAATAAAAGGAGACGCTTCTTTAATTTGAAATTGAGCAGCACTTCCTAATTTAATAAATGGTAAGACTTCGGGTCTATCAAACCCAGAAAGCAGTGTCCCATATTCTTTATTAGTCACAGCTTGAGATCCCCCTGTCAGAAGTAGAGTTGTTATCTGTTCAGGTGAGATATTGGAGACTTCGCTATTAGTTGCACCCCGAGTATAATTTCTAAATGTGCTAGGATCAAAACCCGAGAACACTGTAGAGCTTCCTCTTTTATTTGCGGCATTCATATCTAAAATAGATATTTTACCAGTATTGAATTCTGTTAGTGTTTGCGTCCCTGTTAGTTCAGAAATAAGATCTCCAGAATATAAAGATCTAGCATTTCCAGATCCTAAAACCCATCCTGTAACGCCTGTTTCGAAATATATATTAGTGCCAGATACTCCTGTATAAGAAGCATATTCAGCATATCTAGTTTCTCCCAAAACAAAACCAGTTGCTTGATCATACCCTTCAGTGTATCCTGAAAAACTATACTCTCCAGTAAAACGCTTCCATGAATCTGTGGCTAGACCAGTAATAGTGAACCCATCATATCGCTGCCTGTTTTGATTTGCGGCGAAATTTAAATCACTAATATCTTCTGCCCCAGTTGGATTGTATACAGTTAGTATGCCATCCATTGTTGTAGGTACAAAAGTGTTACTCAATCTTATAGTTTCGTTTTCTATACTGACATCTAGAACTTTTCCAAAGTTACTTTTGTTGGTCTTTAGTTCATCTTGAATTATTACTAGATCCCCAGGTTTACAAAGTAGTGTTTCTAAACCAGCGGTGAAAGCTACCGTCTGGTCCTCTTTTATTTTAGAAAAGATATTATGTTGAGCGGCTCTTCTGGCCATAGCTCTTGAAGTTATTCCTATACCTTCTATACGTTTTTTTAATATACCCCTCTCCTTGATGTCTTCTTCATCTTCTATAACTTCTAATTTAGGGGAAAAATTATCAAATCTATCTTTATAAGAGATCTCTATTGTGTTGGCTTGCTGATCCCTACTATTATTTGAGTAAAAGAATAAACCATCTTTTACAGATTCATTAGTGAAAAGATTTACAGGTTCTCTGGGTCTATCATCTACGAAATTAATTTCAGAATTTGTAAAAAACGTTCTTCCTCTAAAAAGAGATGCTATTGTATTTATAGCATCAAAGACTTGTTGTCCTTGGTCAAAGACAACATTGCATGAAAATCTAGGTTCTTTACCTCCTCTTCCATCTGTGACCCCGACGAAATTTCCTTCATCATCTACTGCATCACAAAATCTTCCTATTTTATAAAGCTGCCATTTATTAATGCTTTGTAGGTCTATATGAGAACCCATCCCATATCTGACGTTAGTTAGTAGATCATATAAAATCCATGCAGGATTATCAGTCCATTGTAGTTCATCGTGGAAAGTGCCATCCCAATCTCCCCTATAAATTAATTTATTTTTTGGATTAGCGTTATCAAATTGTTTTTGATTATCGTAATATCTGTTATCTATACCATTAGTGGTAGGGAAATAGTTACTAGGGATCTTAACTTTTTTCAACTTACAATCAAAAGATCTTGTAGGGATAGAGCTAAAACTCCTAGAATCTAATTTTGTCGCTATAATCGCTGAAAATGGATACGTCAAATCAGAGTCGATCATCTCAGTGACTTTACTAACTGATACTACTTTGCTTAGAAGAACCGAATTGCTTTCAAATGAGAGTTTTGTTATTTTTACATATCTTTGAGATGAAATATCTTCGCTAATGGTAGCTGCCTCTACAGCTCTTTCGCCATCTGATGATAAAATCTCTCTATTTTTTGACTCAGCATCAGGTAATTTAAAAGGTATGCGATTAACTGTATTATCAGTATCTCCTGGATCTACCAAAAATGAATTATCGGGTATTGCTTCGGGGTTTCCTATATCTATTAAAGTATTACTGTCAATTTGAGCTACTAATCTAAAATTGTATTTTTTAAATGGAATTTGACCGTCTGAGTTATTATTCTTATCCCCTACAGTACCTGTTTCTACTTCTATATTTAAAACAGAAGGGAATTTAGTGCCTATACTTAAGTCCTTCTTGTCTTTTCCAGTGTTAGCTCCTTTGACTTCTTTTATTAAAGTATCGCTAAGGGAAGAAACATCTAGAGTTATAAAAACATGAGATACATTTGGATTATATACGGTATGAACTACAGGTACAGGTTT